GTTGAATCTAAAATTATTGAACCTCAAGTTAATGTAAGTCCTATAGCTCCTTTATATCTAAAATATAAGGAATCGGAAAAGGTTGTAAGTACTTATGGAGAGAAATTCCTAAAAGCTATAAATGCAGTAAGTGGAAGAATACATCCTAGTTTTAATCAGTTAATGAATACTGGAAGACTTAGTTCGGGAGGTGGCGGAGAGAGTATTAATATTCTAAATTTACCACATGATGCATTAACTAGATCTTGTTTTATAGCTGAGGAAGGTAATGACTGGATTAGCTGTGATTATCAATCACAAGAAAGTCGTCTTATTGCCAGTATAGCTAATGATGCATCTATGATTAATGAGTTTCTCACAGGTAGTGGTGATATTCATAGTCTGGTCGCTAAAATGAGTTATCCAGATATTATCCCAACTGATTGTGCTATTAAGGATATTAAGAAGAATTATCCGAAACAACGTCAAGATGCTAAAGGAATCGAATTTGCGATAAACTATGGAGGTGATGCGCACACTATTGCAAATAATAAGGGTATTCCAATAAAGGAAGCTGAAGAAATTTATCAGAATTTCATGAAGGGTTTCCCAGGAGTATCCAGATATCAAGATTTCTGTAGAGCTGACGTTATGAGAAAGGGATATATACTATTAAGTCCTGTCACTGGACATAAGTCTTATATTCCAGATTGGGAATTTCTACATAGTATGCAAATTGAGATGAAAGAAGATCCAGATTTTTGGGATAACTATAGATATGATAAGAGTCATAAAATTCAGAGTGATTTAGTTTATAATGTTAGAAAATATTTTAAATTAAAATCACAATATGAAAAGGCTAGTATCAATTATCGAATTCAAGGAGCTGGAGCATTGTGTTTTAAGCTTGCTTCAATTAAACTATTTAGGTATTTAGAGAGCAATAACCTATTATTTATAGTTAAGTATTGTGTGCCAGCTCATGATGAACTGAATATAGAGTGTCCTAAAGAGATGACTAAAGATATTGAAGCCGTTCTTCTGAAGTGTATGGAAGAAGGAGCTAAACCGTTTTGTACTAGAGTCCCACTTGGTGCAGATGCATCAGTAGGACCATATTGGATTCATTAATATGTCACAGGAAATTAAGAAAGTAAATGATTTGATACAGAGAGATATGACTATAGATGATGTGGATTTTGAGAAAGATGATGAAACATCAGGAACATCTGTTAGTTATGTTTATAAAGATGAATCAGACGATATAAATCATCCTTCACATTATAGTAGTGGAGACATTGAGTGTATCGATGCCATGATTTCCGCATTTGGTAAGGAAGAGGTAGCCATCTATTGTAAAATAGCTGCCTTCAAATATAATTGGAGAATGGGAAAGAAAGCTGGAAATTCTGCCGATAAAGATGCTGGAAAGAATATTTGGTATATGACTAAATTCAGAGAATTGAATGGAAAGTAATGGAATGATTATACTTACATTTACTAAAGATTTTTGTGGGAATGAGGATGATTATGAAGCCGAACTAAATAGTGAAGCTTTAAACATCCTTATCCACAATTTGGAAGAACTTGGTTATCATCTAGATGACAATAGATTAGTAAATGCGCAATGAATGGGTTGATACTAGGAATAATACTATTTGTATTATTTAAACTCTGCATAAATACCTTTGTATACAAAGAGGAGGATGTAATAAAATGTCCTAGATGTGGAGGCAAGGTGAGAAAAATCAGATATGATGCAAAGACACATTCAGATATTTATAAATGCTATAGATGTAAGTATGTATTTAAACAAAAAATAACTGACCATTTATTTTGAATATGGAAAATATTGAAAATCAGGAAGTCGAAAATTCGAACAATATTTCGACAATTACGGAAGAGGACCTCGCCAGAATAGAAGAGTTCCAAAAAGAATTTTTAAGGGCTCATACCCCATGGGTACGTCGTTATAGACGCGTTTCGCGAAATGAGGTATGTCCGTTCTGTGGGTCCGGAAAAAAGTTTAAGAATTGTAAATGTTATGAACAGGTAAAGAATGTACCTATTTATACGTTACAATCTAATTTAAATTAAAGTTAAACG